CACGCGACGACGTTGAGAACATGCTGGGCGTTGAGGGTTACGACGAAGACGCTGTGCGTTCTATTCTGACCGACTTTGGCACGGGCGGGTTCAGCTGGCTCGACCATAACGATGACCTCATGGAAGACGCCACAGGGCAGGACTTTGACGAGGCGAACACAGATTTAGTTGCCGCACTACAACTCTGGGACACCATCCCCGGCGATGTTTTACTAGAGTGGGGACTGAGCGAGGCCGAGGTCGAAGACCCGCAGAAGTCCTATCCTTGCGAAGTATGGATGATCGACAATATCGTCGTTCGTGCGGTGCTTAACTACGATCCACTAGGGCGTAAGCCTTACTACATGACATCGTTTGAAAAGGTTCCGGGCCGTATCGACGGTAACGGAGTCGCTGACCTTTGTATGGACGCTCAGAATATGTGTAACGCCGCTGCTCGGGCGCTTGCAAATAATATGGGTATAAGCTCCGGTCCACAGGTTGGCGTTAATATCAGCCGACTTCCGACTGGCGAAGACATCACGCAGATGTACCCGTGGAAGATATGGCAGTTCAAACAGTCTGATTATCAAGACTCAACACCGCCTATGACCTTTTTTCAACCGAACTCCAACGCGGCTGAGTTAATGGGCGTGTTTGATCGTTTTATGGCGATCTCAGACGAAGTATCAGGCATCCCCCGCTATATGACCGGGCAGCACGTTCCGGGCGCAGGACGTACGTCTTCTGGGCTGTCTATGCTCATGTCAAACGCGGGTAAGAGTATCAAACAGGTCATCAGTAATATTGACCACGATGTGATGCGCCCAATGCTGGAGCGCCAGTACCAGAGAAATTTAAGGTATTCAGATGATCCAGACCTTATCGGGGATGTTCAAATCGTTGCGACGGGTGCAATGTCGCTTGTCGTTAAAGAAGCGGAGGCTGTCCGTAAAACTGACTTCCTCCGTCTTATACTGGAAAGTCCTGTTGCACAGCAGATTGTTGGCCTACCGGGTACAGCTGAACTACTCCGAGACCTCGCGGGTAATCTTAACACCAATGTTGATCGTCTTGTCCCTAGCCGAGAAGATGTTCAGAAGCAGCAAGAGTTAGCGCAGCAACAGGCCATGATGCAGCAACAGATGCAAATGGAACAGCAGCAGGCGGCGCAGCTGCAAGAGGATGGCACCCCAAAAGGCGGGCGACAGGACAACACAATGAGTCCGCGCCCTAATGGTCAGTAGTGTGTACATGTGTTGACACGTTAACATCTTTAGAGTAGTTTTAAGACATGATTGACTTGAATCTTTGTGACCGGCAGCACGTAAAGGCACTGTTGAGACTTAAAGAAACAGGTGAAACAGCTCTGTTAGGTCTTTTTGAGGCCGAAGCTGAGTTAGCCAAAGCGCGGCTAGTAAAAGCGACCGATATGGTGACACTCCACCGGTTGCAGGGACGCGCAGAAGCATTTGAAGACCTACTGACGTCGGTTGAAGAAGCGGCGAAGGTAATTAACCGCTCGTAAGAGCACGATGAAGCACACCAAAGACGGGAGCAGCCTACCTACGGGCGCTGCGGAACAGAGTTGGTGCTTTGAGGAGAACCATATGGCGTTGCCGAAGCAGGTACAGGCACAGATTGCCGAAATTGAAGAGTACGAAAAAGCGTTAGAAGCCCAACAAGAACCTCAAATTGAGGAGTTGGATACGGAAGCGGAAGTAGTAGCTACGATTGAAGCAGAATCCGAACCTGACAAAGCGAAGCCAGCTGACACGTCACCGACGGGCGTAGAGGACGACTTTAAGCAGAAATATAGTACCTTACGGGGAAAATACGACGCTGAAGTTCCACGGTTGCACCAACAGGTGCGCGAAATGACCGACGAGCTTGCAGCAATCCGCAAGGAAATGACTGTTAAAAAAGACGAGCCTACAAAGCCGAAGGAGAAAGTCAGTTTAGTGACCGACGCAGATCGAGCCGAATTTGGTGAAGAACTGCTGGACGTTCAGCGCCGTGTTGCGCAGGAAGTCTCTCAAGGCTACGAGGGCCGACTTGAACAGCAAGACGCGGTTATCCAGAAACTGCAAGACGAACTTGCAAAGACGGGTAATCAAGTTGGAGTAGTAGGATTTAGTCAGCGGCTCAACCAAGCCGTGCCTGATTTCCCACAGATCGACAGCGATGAGCGTTGGGTAGCGTGGTTAAATGAGCATGATCCTATGCTTAGAGGTCCACGCAGAGTTCAAGCACAGCAGGCGTTTGATGCCGGTGACGTAGAAGCCATAGCTCACTATGTGAGCCTGTGGAAATCAACGTTAGCCGCACCGACCGAAGCTAAGCCTAACCAAGCCGAACTTGAAAAGCAGGTTGCTCCAAACCGTTCTGCTAATTCTGTTCGTACGCAGAGTGCAGCCCAGAACTCTAAAATTTATTCGCCGAAAGACGCGGATAAGGCTTGGAACAAGGTTCGTACACTGAATACGCGAGGGCAGTACGCTGAGGCGGAAAAACTTGAAGCTGACTTGACAGCTGCGTATATGGAAGGCCGCGTTAGAGTTTAACTCAACGTGTTAACATGTAAGCAGTTATTAAGTCTTAACTAACTTAATAGGAGGCCAAAATGGCTGCTGTATTCCCCGTCGTCGGTTCCGGCGCATTTGACACATCACCGTCTTACTCAGGCGGTTTCATTCCACAACTGTGGTCGCAAAAGTTGAACGCTAAGTTCTACGCGAACACCATGATGACCGAAATTTCCAACACTGATTGGGAAGGCGAGATCAAAAACCAAGGCGATACAATTCGTATCCGTACTGCACCATCTATCACAATCAACGATTACGCTGGCGCTGGTACTACCCTGACTTCTGAAGTTCCTGCACCGATCTACCAAGACATGCAGATCGACCAAGGTAAATACTTTAGCGTACAGGTCAACGATGTACTCGCGCACCAAGCGGACATGGACTTGATGAACATGTTCACTGACGACGCTGCTAAACAGCTGAAGATCAATATTGAAAACGATACTTTCTTCAACTGGTTCGTAACCACAGGCGCGACCGCGCTGAACAAAGGTGCGACAGCTGGCGCTATCTCAGGTGCTTACAACTTGGGTACTGACGTAGCTCCAATCGACCAAGCAACTCCTGCAAACATTTTGAACACAATCTTGCAAATGTCTTCAGCGCTTGATGAGCAAAACGTACCGGAAGATGGCCGCTGGCTCATCATTTCACCACGTGATCGTCAGTTGCTGATGCAAACAGACATTGCTCAAGCCTACTTCACAGGCGATCAGTCGAGCACCATCCGTACCGGCAAAATCGGTATGCTGGACCGCTTCACTGTATATGTGTCCAACTTGCTGCCAAAAGGCCAAGCAGGTAAAGCACTTGTTGCAGGTCTTTCAGCCACTTCTGGCGGCGCTACAGTGTCTAACGCTAAAGCTCGCCGCATGATGGTCGCTGGTACAAGCACAGCTTGTTCGTTTGCTTCGCAGATCAGCAAAACTGAGCCACTGCGTAACCAGACTGACTTCGGCGACATCGTTCGCGGCCTAGCCGTGTACGGGCGCAAGGTTGTTAAACCAGAAGCTCTCTGCACTGCAATCGTCGGCGCAGCCAGCTAATCACTGACCTAACGGGAGGGGGCGCAATCCCCCTCTCACAACCATAGAGGGGTTAGTGATGGCTACCATAAAAGTAATCGACGTTATCTCCCGCGTCGAAGCAATTTTACAGGATACGAATATCCGTTGGCCGCGTGTCGAGCTTCAGAAATGGCTTAACGAGTCATACCTGAGTATTGTCTTGCTGCGTCCTGACGCGAATGCTGTATGCGCCACGTTTACTTGCACCGCTGGCACTAAGCAGGAAATAACGGCCTCGTCTGGTGGTTTTCCTTCGGCGCTTAGACTTCTTGATATTACCCGAAACGTTTTAAGTAGCTCCAACAAGAAAGTTGTTCGTGTTGTTGCTCGTAGTGTTTTGGACGATCAGCGCCCCAGCTGGCACGCAGAAACAGAGACCGATAACATCCAGCACTACACATACGATCCACGCCACCCTAAACAGTTTTACGTCTACCCTCCTGCTACAAACACAGCGGAGCTAGAGATGATTTATGCAGACGCTCCGGGGTCTCACACCCTATCCGAAGCCGACTTAGACCCTGACGGTAGCAACACTGAAGTTATCAAACTGGATGACATTTACCTTAGCCCGATTACAGATTGGGTTTTGTATCGAGCATACTCGAAAGACGCCGAGTACGGAGCGAATGAACAACGTGCTGCGGCTGCATTTCAGACATTCAACGCGGCGATTGGTACAAAAACTCAAGTAGACGCGGCAGTTTCGCCGAACTCGGGAGGTTAAGGAGCGACGATGGCAAAGACGTGGGACAACTTCTTTCCTTACGTGCAGCCCCATGTTCCGGGTTGCCCGGAAATTATTATACAAACACATCTGCAAGAAGCAGCGGCTGAGTACATTGGCCGAAGCGAACTGTGGAGGTTTGACATCGAGTCAGATTTTACCAGTAAGAACACTCCTGACTACGAAATCGACGTCCCTACCGGCGCGGTTTTAGAAAATATCTTGACGTTGTTTGTCGATGGTTCAGCTACAAAACGCGTAACCGACAGGCACTTTCAGCTGTCAAACACAAAAGAGAACTCCGCACCCACGTCGTTTAGTATATACCAAGACAACCAAATACGCTTTTTCCCAACGCCTGATCGAAAGTACACGTTCGAGGGGGTAGGCGTACTGAAACCGTCTTTGGCCGCTACGGGTGTTGAGGACTTCATCTTTGAGACGCACGGGCGATCTATCGCTTGTGGTGCCATCTGGCGGCTCACAGTTATCCCCGGCAAAGAGTGGTCTAACCCCGAGGTGGCGATGTACTACAAAAACGAGTTCTACAAGCATATGGACGCCGCAAAAGGCCGTGACACGCGTAGAGTTAATCTGCGAATAGCCAGCGTGGGCTTTGATCGAGCAACCGCGCGCGGGGGGAGATAATGGCAACTTCTTTTAAATATGTTCAAGGCGATACTGGTCCGCAAATTAAGTTAACGCTTACTCAAAGCGACACTGGAACCCCGACTAATCTCACTGGAGCTACGGTAACACTGCATTTTAGAGCTGCTGGTGAACCAAATGTGTTGTTTAGCAGGCAGCTGTTCGTCAGCTCAAGCACGGCTTCTCAAGGTATAGCAATTTTACAGTGGCAAACGGATGACCTTAACCAAGAAGCTGGCGCTTACGAGGGAGAGGTTGAAGTCGTTCTAGCTACCGGACTTCGTGAAACTCTTTTTGAGCTTTTAAAGTTTAAAATACGTGAGGACTTTGCATGAAGCTGAAGTCGGCAGTCTTTGTTAATGCTCTAAAAGTTGCGTTTTCGCAGCTTGAGATCACTATGTCTGCTGTTGATTTCCATCAGATGGCGGCAAAAATTGAGACTGGAAAATTTATTGATCTCTTGCAGAAATTTGATGAAGCTGGCTTCTCTGACGCCACTGTGGCAGCGTTCTTCAAAACCCTAACCGACAACGCTGGCGCGGTAGATGTTGCGACGCGTGCTTTTACGAAGGCGCTACAAGACACCGGCCACGTGGAAGACGCTACGTCGCTGTTTTCTAACAAGTCTGCTTTTGACGTGGCGTCGGTGGCAGATGTTTTCGTAAGAAGCGTAGGGTACGCTAGATCGTTTTTAAATAGTGCAACCGCTCAAGAAATTACTGCTCTTGAGTTACAACGCCCGTTAAGTAATTCGTTGGCTATCACGGATGAAATTCTCACCGAACGAACGGGCAAGGGGTTCTTAGAAACCCTAGTGGCGACGGATACGATAAATTCTTTTTCTTTGACGAAATTACTCTCGGATGGATTCACCGCCACAGACGATTTGGATGGCGCGGTAACACCTTTAGACGACCAAGAGATACAGTTTGTAAAGGCCAGAACTGACGTTGCTACTTTCAGCGATTTTGTCGCTCTGGTCTTATTCCGCGCTAAATCATTTGCGGAAAATCTTGCGTTCGCAGACGACAACTTTTTTAGCTTCGGCAAACGCCCGTCTGACACGGCTTCCGCAACCGACGCGGGGTCACTACGAAGTCATAACTACTCCGACTTCACTTACTTTTCGGAAGATTTCGTCGGTGCTTCCCGAACATTTACTTAGGAGATCGTTATGATTAACGAAAACTTAAAGCTCTCTGGTCAGCTTAACATCGTCCTAAAGGACAAGGCCGGAAACGTTAAAGAACAGCGCGAGGTTAAAAACCTCGTTGTGAACGCCGGTCTGGCGTTCATTATATCGCGCATGACTGGTACGTCGAAAGCTGTCATGTCTCATATGGCTCTTGGCTCCGGCTCAACCGCTGCTGCGGCAAGCCAAACTGACTTGAGTTCAATACTAGGAAGCCGTGAGGCTCTGGCAAGTTCGACGATCTCTGGAAGTAACGACGAAAAGGTAGTTTATGTTGCTACTTTTGACGCGGGTGACGCGACCGGTGCTGTAGCAGAAGCCGGTATATTTAACGCATCTAGCAGCGGCGATATGCTTTGTCGTACCGTGTTCAGCGTAGTTAATAAGGCGGCTGACGATACTCTATCTGTAACTTGGACCATCACACTCGCGGCGTCTTAATTTGTTAACGCGTTAACTTAAAATTCTGAAAGGGGCGGCTCATGGCTACCATAGTAACACGATCAGGCAAAGGTTCGCCCCTTACTAATAACGAGGTGGATTCTAACTTTACTAACCTAAACTCGGACAAGGTCGAAACCAGCACAATCTCGAGCTACGGCGCGTCGTTGATTGATGATGCGAACGCAGCGGCTGCTCGTACAACTTTAGATGTCGATCAAGCTGGTACGGCTGCTGCTCTAGCAATCGCATTAGGATAGGAAACAACAAATGGCTAATAGTTTTAAGAACTCAGTCAGCGCGTCGGTGGGCACAGGGCAAACCAGCGTCTACACCGTTCCGTCTGCGACAACCACAACTGTGATCGGTTTAACAATTTCGAACAGATCAACTTCTGCAATTACTGTCAGTGTAGAAATCACAGACACTTCCGCGTCTACTACCGTATTTTTAGTGAAAAGTGCGTCTGTCCCTGTGGGGGGAGCACTGGTCCCAATCGGTGGAGATCAAAAGGTAGTCCTCGAAACTGCCGACGTCATCAAAGTCACAAGCAGCGCCGCCTCTTCGGCGGACGTTATTGTGAGTGTTTTAGAACAATCGTAGGAGGGCATAAGAATGGCTTACATAGGCAACCCACCAGTACCACAGAACATTACATCCTCTGAGATACTTGACGGCAGCATCGTCAACGTAGACATCGCATCTAATGCAGCTATTGCTGCCTCCAAGATCGCTGGTCTTGGCTCAGCAGCCACTACAGCGGCGACAGCTTACGCTACTGCCGCCCAAGGTACAAAAGCTGATGCTGCGCTTCCCAAAGCTGGCGGCACGATGAGCGGTGATATAGACGGGGACGGCAATAAAGTTTTATTTGCTAACGTATATTCTGCTACAGGCGACTTGCCTAGCGCATCAACTTACCATGGTATGTTTGCCCACGTTCATGGGACAGGTAAAGGTTACTTTGCCCATGCGGGATCATGGGTAGAGCTTGCAAATTCCACTGATATACCGGTTGTCGGCACGGACGCTCTTGCGCACGATGCAAACCTACAGAGCTTTGTAGCCGCGTTTACGTTGCCAACGTCCGATGGCTCAAGCGGTCAAGCATTAGTTACTAACGGAAGCGGCGCTATCAGTTTCGGTAGCGCCGGAATATCAACAGGTAAAGCCATAGCTGCGG